TGTCGCTTGGGTTCCATGTCGCATAAGTCACTGGTATTGCGAAAGCAAGTCAGTTTTTTGTTTTTGCAGAAGCTATAGCAAGTCACTCGACCGTCTTGATAGATGCGTATAGTAATCAGTTGACCGCTTTTACCATGGGTTATGTATGAGTAATATAATCGTTACTTGGGTTGAAGTATATTTCGTCAGCTGTAACAGCGAATCAAACAACTCTAATCACATGATCAGTTGTTGAAGGTTGCGTCACGACAATATCTCAAGCAGTAGATGCGTAGACTGCAGCACCTATCGTAAGAGTAGGAAAATTTGCGTCCGCTCTTATCATTCATTGCAGTAGTATCGTACAAGCAGTTCAGTCGGTTCATGCAGCAACAACCATGCCCATTATTCACCTAGCGTCGCCAGTAGCTGCAGCGGCTACACTGATATCGACTGCTTCTCGCCTGCTATCGTCTTTGTCGAGTGTAACTAAATCGCCGAAAGCTTGCGTGTATCAAGCTGTTCAAGAAATAAAAAGTCATGTCCGCTTTCCGTCCGCACTTCATGAATGATCAAATGCTATTCATGTGTTTTCTGCAAGTGTGATTGAACCGCCAGTCGTAAAAGCCGAAGGCGTGCTGATCGTTGGCGAATTGATTGTCGGTGAAGTGAGCGTTTTATTTGTCAGCGTAGCGGTCACTGCATTATATAGTGTGAATATTGCAGACAGTAGCGTTCGCTTGCCTGCGTCTCAAGAAGCACTATCTGCAAGCAATATTTTGTCACCGACAACAGGTGATGACTTTTCTGTCAGATCAGTGGGGAAAACTTTATCGACCATAATGCGGAAATCAAAATAAATTACGCAGATATTACTTTTATCTTATCACCTCAAACAACAGCAGCGTTTTCACCTCACACAAATAACAAGTAGTCGATTTGTCTATTTATCTCGCTATATCATGCAATCATAGGGTTTGTTACTGTTTCTGTTCATACCTCTGATATAGTGATGTAAGATATACTCACGATACCAACGCTTTCAACTACTTCAACAACTATTTCTGCTCGGAGAGTATTCACGTTTGTAGTAAATTCAACCTCTGAATATTTGAAATCTTGTTTTGTGTTCCGATTCTGTAAAAGATATGTTGTCTGCAGAACAGAACCACGGTAGTCGTTTTGATATTCAACAATTGATATATTCAATCAGCTACCCCCCGTTATTCCATTGGCAACCAAGTTTTGAATTCGTCATCATAAAACATAATCAGTAGATCATTTCATTGCGATTCTGAATCTGTTTTTTACCCTTATATACTGCGATGCAGAAGCTGAATCGATATCAATGTACAAAGAAGATCATGTGTTGTAATTGCTTGATTTATCTATTCACGCAGATCAAGTTGCTGTCATCTGTACATATCGTTGCCATCATAGTATTCATGTTGAAGTTACCAATCAAGATTCGGGGATAAAGCTGTATATTTTTTTCGAGCGTATAGATCAAAAGTAGAACGAAAACGGCTTTTGCGTCAATACTGCTGCAAAGGTGAAGGTGATTGTTTTGTCTAAGTTAATAACGATATCTACAAGTTCAGAAGCATCGTCTGACAGTTTCCCCGATTGCTTCAGAAGATACTGAAAGAATTCAATCAAACCGAACATTGTCGATGCACAATCTACCTGGTACGAAGATTTTGCTTTTTCGATACTATTACGAACTATGCGCTGAATCAAGAATCTGCTATCGAGAGAACGCGACGTGTCTTGAATACGAATGATCTGTCACGCGTGCAATCATCATTGTTCTGTGATAAATGTCGCTGATATTACAGGGTTTGCGTACGCTTCTATTTCCGCAAGCGCTCTTTTTCTTGCGTCGTCGAATGATGATATTGTTGTATCGTTTATCACAGGACCGTCAAAGATACCGTCACCGCCTGCGAGTGCTTTCATTGTAGCGATAGATGTCGGGTAAGCAACACGAACGCGTATAGCTTGGTATGGGTAGTATTTCAGTCTGATTTTATGTCATGCAGACAAAGTAGCAAGATTCCCGTTTCTGACTACTTTTTCTTGAAAGTTAAAAACAAAGTCAACTGTTGTTGCATCGACAAGATTTTCGACGCCGACTGTTTTCGAAACATATCATGATCATGAGTCGACTTCTACAGTCAAATCTTTCGGTTTGTAGTCTAAGGTGAATGAAGTCTGTTGCCCGTCTGCAACGTATATCTGTGTATACTGCACAGAAGAAGCAGCTTCACCACCGCGGACAACTTGACGATTGCGAAGCATCGAAGTGTCTGCTTTTACAGACAAGTTTCAATAATTTTTTGAAGTGTCAGTTATGTCAAACGGTGCAGGAGTTTCGTTGTTGACAAAAACACTAATCGTTTTCATATAGTCAACCTTTCGAAACAACGATTGTTTTTTGCACATATCTTCAATGATATTTGTGATCTTTTCGTAGTTACCATTGACGCGACTGAACTTGCGTATTCAACGGACACACTCCCCTATTTTGAATCATCAAGAAGTTGCAGTCATTTCATCGAAAAGAATTCATCATGCGTCAATAGAAGCGTTTGCGACAACATTGATCTGTAATCGATCGACGGTTGCAAGGTCGACTGTTCATGTTTCGGTAGCACGCTCGATAGAGAATGCTTGATAATTCCGACAATCCTCGTCGACCGTAGCAATAAAAGAAGAACTTCGCTGCAGGTAGTTGCTTGAATCATTTCCTATGCGAACAGTCATTGACGTTATCTTTGCCCCGACAGCTGATCATATTTTGTGCCACAGTCTTATGTCTGTGACAGATGTCAGATCTTGCACACTGATTGTTTTTGTTCGCGTTGCTGTTCATGCTCCTGTTGCACCTGTGGATTGTGAAGCTGTTCATTCAATACGATCAGAAGTATTGTTTGTCATAACACGTGCAACACCTGATTCTGTTCGTGCTGAATCAAAGTTGTTCAGCACAACAGAAGTATCATTCGCACAAAATGAATATATCATTCTTCAGATAATTTCGCGTGAATACATATCTTCATACACGTCTACGACATTCTTGCGGTTCATTGCAGGTGTTCGATCAGACACCGTCAAGAAATGTTCAAAGTTTTCCGAATAGCCGATTTGTTCGTCGGGGTTTCTTTCGACCGTTCCTGCAAATATAAGACGTCAGACGAATGTTCATGCAGAAGCGGTGATATTTGTATTTATTGATATTGTTTTCAAAGTGTTGTCAATTGCATCTATTGTGACGAACTGTCTTCACGCACCTTTCGGGTCAACGATCACTTCATCGCCAACCGAAAAATTGTCGAACCGTTTGAATGTGTCACGCACTTTCAACTCATCGTCAGCAGTGACGCCTTCACGAAGTTCATATCATTCGTAAATATATACAAGCGATGACTGGTCAATCTTATAGTTCAGTGTAGCAAACTCGCAAGTATTCGAACGATTGTTCAACTGTTCAATAATACGCAAAGATTGACGCGACACGTATTGTGTCACGTCTGTATTGTTTGCATATATTTTGAATGTCATGATGCAGCCGCTGAAAACTAAAACGAAGGTATTCAGACGTGAAGTTTCAGTTCTTCGATCAGTGTTTGTCATATCTTTGAAGCGAACTCGCGATCATTTCAATAGAAGTTATTTCATTCGATTACAAGCGTGACAGACTGTCATCAGTTTCATCAGTTCAACTGGTTCGCAAGATTGCCTTGTTGCGCACGGTTCAGAACGAGTTCACCCGCAGTCAGCATTGTCGGTACTTGATCAATTCAAGCAGGACCGTTCACCATTCATCAAGCTGATCAGAAGTATCATTCACCTGCGAATCATCACTTTGCAAGACGTCAGAATGATACAGTCGGTATATTCGATATTGATACACCAGGAACAGCGTTTGCAAGCGTGATCAAACTGTTCAATCAAGCAACGGCACGATTGACGAATGATTCTATCACTCATATTGCACCATTCAGCACACTTTTTGCGACTCACGCTATACCGCCGACCATGTTATTAAACGCCCCCGATACCGCGTCACGCGAGCTTGATATGAATTGAACAATCACGTCGATTGCAGTTTTGAATATATTCTGAATATTTAACCGTGTTTCATTGAAGAAAGAAGTGATACTATTCCATAGATCAGTGAAATTGTTCTTGACGTTCGTACCTCGTGTGGTCAGTCATGTATACATATCGTTAAATGTCTTTTTTAATGACTCCCAAAGCAAAGCAGTAGCTGCTTTGATTTCATCTCGGTTCGTATAAATAGTATATGCAAGAACTCATATCAGTGCGATCAGTAGCGTAATTGGACCACCGACGGCAACGAAAGCACCTGTGACGAATGTAAGTCATCAAGCGATTGCACTGAATCATGCAACGATTGACGGGATTGCAATTCACAATGCACCTACCGCAAGAGTCAATCAAGACATTGCAGCAACAACAAGCAAGACGTTCTTTGCTATCTCGGGATTTTCTTTTCCCCGTGCTGTGAACCTCTCAAGATACGGCATCAATGTATTCATTCAATCAATCATTACATCGAGCAATCATCACTCGATGACCTGTCCGTCGGCAAATCATCACAGTGCTGCAAGTGCAACGCCGACGTTATCTTTCAAAGTAGAGACAACACCACTAAATGTAGCAGACTTCTTATCCATCATTCCGAAGAACAATCATCATGCAGATGTCGCATCGATCATGGTTTGCTTCACCATGTCAAAGCTAATCTGTCAGTCTTCCATTTTGTCACGCAAAGAAGACATACTTTCTCCTGTTTTATCAGACATAGCCTTCAGTGGATTGAATCATAAATTTATCAGCTGAAGCAGATCGCCACCGGTCAGTTTTCACGCTGAAGATATTTGACCGAACACAAGTCACAAACTTTTCAACTTGTTTGCGTTACCACCGGAAATATCACCGAGCATCATCATGTCTTTCATGACATCTTTTTGTGCAATACCGAACTGAAGCATTGTCGCCGTCGTCTGTACAAGATCAGTAGATTCGAAAGGTGTCTTTGCGGCCGCTTTTTGAATCTCGGTGAATAGTTGCATTCATTTTTCTGCTGATCACGTCAATACATCGAGATCAATACGCAAGTCTTGAAGCTTGCTTGCTTGTAGAACAGCAGCAGTTCACAGTCAGATAACAGCCGTTGTGGCAACAGCACCATATCAAACCATTGACTGAAAGACAGCTTTGTTGCTTGCTCAAAAAGAAGCAATTGATTTGCCCGTCGAGTCTGCTTCCTTTCACATCGATCATATATTTTTTTCTACATCTTTGATCACTTTCGAAGCATCATCTTTCGCAGTGATCAGAAACTGAACTTTGTTGTCTGAAGCCATACTTTGCGTATCATCAAGATAAAACTATTTTTTCGACTTCATCTTTTCTATCTCGATTTTGTTCAAAGCACTTTGTTTGTTCATTATCAGCACTATATCATCATAGAGATGCAACGGCACTTCAAGCAATTGCTGATACGATCGCCCGAAGTGTTCCATGATCGCAATATCGGTAAACGTCTGAATATATTCTTGTGCTTCTTCTGAATTATTATTCACACCGTTTCACTTGATCATTGCATCGAAAACGCTGTTGCGCGTCTTCTGCATCTCTATTCGTTTTTTTCGTTTACGGCAACTTTTATTCAAAGAGTTTCAGCGATCAAAAATGTGACGTCTTCGTTTGGCATTTTGTGAAGTGCCCCAATAGTAATAGGCAACTCTTCTTCGCCGTCCATGAAATTCCATTCTTCAATACAAGACGCAACCATTTCAAGCATAGCATCAGTCATCGCTTCTGATTCCATATCAGATTTTGAAGTCACATTGTATTTCTTTCTGACCTCTCTTTGTTCTCCTACCGTGATCTTGCGAATCATCAATTCAGATCATTCGTAAGACGGCAAAGTGATTTTCTTTCCTGGGAGTTTTAGTTGAACGGTTGTCATGGTGTGCAATGGAAAATATAAAAATAGGAGGATACTATGCTGTATATTCAGTTCAAGCTTTTGCGTTTTGGAAAAGAAATCTGACAGCTTGTGCATCTGTGTCATCATAAAAAGCCGTACTTTCTATCTGTACCGCATACAGTTCATCTGTACCAGTAGGCATATCGTACGCAGTGAAACGAAGATCGTTCAATTCAATTTGCATTTGATACTTGAATAGGTTCGTATCAGAAGCACCGACTTTCTTTTCGTTAGTAAGAGTCAACAAGCATGCAGTTTTTGTTGTCTGCAAGAACAAATCACGGTCAGCAAGGTTTTCAAAATATCTTGTGAATTTCAATGTTGCTTTACTTCACTTTGGTGCGATAACTGAAGGAGAAGCACGAAGTGATCAGAATCTTTCTTCGAGATTATTCATGTACTCAAATTCCCAATCTTCAACATTTACTTCGGCAGCTGCAGAACATGAAGAGAAGACAGAAGCAAATTGGAATTTTGCTTGTGTAAATATTCATATTTGTGGTGCTGTTCAATATGAAGGCGTCTGCGGTACAAGTTCAACCTTTGCGTAGTTTGCTACAGTGTAGCTGTTTGAAAGAGTTGCAATTGTGATTGTTTTTGCTGAAGCACTCAAAGAAGCAATTGCTTTTGCTTCATTCTGTGGTGTTTTATCATAAATATTTACTGTATCATCTGTTGCAACAAGTCATTCGATAGTATTCAGCGACAAAGCTTTTGAAGATCATGAAGTGACGTCATTGATCAAAAAAGCAGAAGTGAACACACCGTGTGCTTTCAAGTTTACTTCAAGATTCACGATCGAGTCTGAAGCAGATAGTTTGAAACTATCGACAAGAACACCATATCCACGTGTGACATCGTATTTCTGTCTATTCGAAGCCGTATCAGTTCAATCTCCTTTCAGTTGTTCAACTGATAGTGAAGGCAACGTATTTGCAACCGTGATTGTCTGACGATAAACCTGCGTTGCAGTAGATCAGATGTCGGTTGTTGCAAGTCATCATAGAGCTGCAGCAATCCAGTGAACAGCTTCGTTGTAATCGAAGTCGAAGTTGTACGTTCAATCTGTGGTAATTTTACCAGGAACAGCATTCAAAGAGTTGTGACGGTTGTTCTGAATCGGGTTGTTTTCAATTACTTCTTGTGTGTACTTCAAATCACCGTCTTTGAAACGAAGAAAGTGTGAAGGTTTCACAGCTGTTGCAACGGTTGATTCACGCTTTACAGCGAGGTATCAAGATCTTGTCATCATGGTGATAAATTTGAACGGGTAAAAAAAGGAAACTATTGACTACTTTTTTGCTTTTTGCGAATCTTCTTCGATTCACTTAAACTTGATTTCACATTCAGCGAAAGACGAATTCATCAAAAGATGATCAGCATCTTCACGACTGACAAGTCTTTCTTCACCTGGTGCAAACGCAGGAATTCAGACAACTGCTTGCCTTTCAGAAGAAATGTTCTTGATTCAGATTTGTTCTTGCATGAGTATAAAAAAGCAGATAAAAAAGCGACTATCTATCGCCAAGTACAGTGACAATAACTCTGACTATAGCTTCGTATGTATTGTATCAGCGCATCTCTGTCAGCCCGTACGTAACTCTTAAAACACGACTATCTTCTGCGGCGTCTCATCATGTGTATGTAAGTCTCGGGTTTTTTTGTATCAATCAGCACACAGTCAATGCGTCTGTACTGTGACTTGATACTTTTCCGATCTTCAACAATGCATCTTCTACAACAAAAACTTTTTCGGGGTCGGGGTCTGATTGACTCTTGCCGAAATATGATTTTTGATTGTATACAAGACGTATTTCAATGGTATGTTCTTTTTGATCATAGCGTGATCATCTTCTTGTGTATTCGTCATCTATAGGAACGACGCAAAGTGCAGGCATCGACGATTCGGGAATGATGACGGGGTCGCCGTAGTATACTTTCTTGATTCAGTACAATGGTGAATCATCGTCTGCGACAGCAGTCTTCAAGATCTCTTGAATTGCCGTGATAGGTTCGTGCATGGGTGATAAATAAGTAAGTAACTACAAGACGAACGCTTGAATGATTTGAATATATAAAAAAAAAATCTGACTGCAAGCCCTACACCTGCAATCAGAATATTCATATATCTTCTTGAATCTTTTTCTGCATAGCTTTCACGATAAGTGTGTTTGTAGAGTTGTTCAGATCAATGATAGCACGCTTCGGCAATCTTCAACCGCCCGCCTGGTGATATATTGCGTATGGTGCATTGTACATAAATACACCGTATGTTCTTGTGATTTCTTTGGTGACATCGTTCTGCAAACGTCACGTTCGACGAAGTGTCGACGGTTTGTTCGGCGTTCTCTTGTAATATCACCGACGACGATCACGTGCCTTCTGTGTACGATCTGCAAGTGCTTTCCACTTTGGTGCTTTCTCGACGTTTGATCACTGCGACTTGAATACGTTGTCAGATCTCTTGTGTACGATGTCAATTGATTCTTTGAAGAATCACTGCATGTTTGCAATATTTGTCGCAAGCACACGAAGATTGCGCGACAGTTGTTTTTCTCACATAACTGAAAAAGATATTTCAACCATTTATCGAGAATCATCGACTGAAAACTTGCTTGTGTTGCCGACAAATCACGTCGAGCTGATAGGAGCACGGGTGCTTATCAGTCAGACAAGCGGGAATTCTACCCCGTCATTTCACAGTAATCTGACACGCGGGTCTTCTCAAACTCACATTATCTTATCAATCAATCACATTGCTTTTTCAACCTTCAACTCTCAATCTGTCGGCGTTCAAAGTTGGTTCGGTCAATATTCGTCGGAAAGAAGATTTCACGATGCGAGAAGCATTTCAATACGCTTCAGCATTCATGCTGCATGTGATCACGTGAAGTTTGATCACGTAAGCTGTGCAACATTATATACACTTCATATATATCACAGAAGAAGATTGTATGCGTCAAGAATGTGTCATTCTATCACTGCATCAGTGATGTCGGGGTTTCATTCAAATCATGAAGCTTTTCTGACTGCAGTAGCTGTGTTGTATACCATAGCAATTTTTGTGAATAAATAACACTTGCACTATATAAAAAATCTGACAATAATGCAAGATTATTGTCAGACGTTTGGTGGCGGTGGTCATCTTTTAGTAATTCGATCAATTGCTTTCTCACCTACAAGAAGCGTTGCGATAGCGAGTCAAAACAGTCAGTCAATCATTCATGGAATAGGTTTTTCTGTAACGATCAGAAAGACATATATTCAAGTGACAATCGCAGTTCAGATTACTTGACCGATCAAGAATGATTTATCTTTCCCTTGTTCCATTCAAGATCGTCAAAAGAAATAAATTTTAGTGTGAAAGATAACGTCTTTTGAAAACCATTGCAATTCCTACTGATAATCGAAACGCCGTTCAAATAGCGAATCAGATACACAAGTACATGATGTTCATCACTGTCATTGATATGAATGTCAAAAAATAAAACTATGCAAGAAGTAATTCGATCAAGTCTGCTTTGTCAGCATCTTTTGTGAAGTCAGTTCCTTCAACAAGTCATTTTGCTTCAAGCTTTGCAACAAGTTGTTCGATAGAAAGTTCAGCAAGATTTTCATTTGGACCGTCAGAAGAAGATCAAGCGGTTGCGATAGCTTCTTCAAGAGTTGCAAGCAAATCATCTCTATTCGCACGCTTGTCATACTTGACTTTCATTTCTTCAAGTTGTTCGATGATCTGCTTTTTTGTCAAAGGTGGTTTTTCAGAATCGTCATTGCCGCTTGTTCAAGTAGGAGGAGTGACTCACTTCTTCTGATCAGTCGCTTGATCAAGTCACGTTCATTTCGTCACGATGATCAGATGTTCATCTTCTTGAATCAGCTTCAATTCTTCAGCAGTTACTTCGACGCGTGACGGCTGTGTTCCGAATACGAATCATGCTCTTCTTCTTGTTCCTGACGGGTGGTTTGGACGTACACGAACAACAATCTTTTGTGTGTCTGACATGGGGAAAAATAATAAATAAAGAGTGCAGTGGAAGCACTATTGCAACGAACGACCGAAGCCGTTCGTTGAATATAGTGTCATCACAATGACTATGCGATACATCTGATTGCAAGTCTTCGATCACCGTAACCGAACGCGAATCTTGCATCAACACCGTAGATCAATTCTCTTCTCATGAAAAGATTTGTCAAATCAGTATCGAACGTCAATTCTTGTCTGTTCTGATAGATAAACGGCTTGATTGGTTGTGAAAGGTCAAGCATAAACCATGTCGTTGCACTTGTCAAGTATGGGTTTACAATGATTTTGCAAAGCCCCTTCATTGACGTGTTTGCGTTGGTGTCACCTGTACCTTGTGGGTTGAAGATTTCTTCAGCAGTGAAACGAAGCGCTTCAGGAACCATGATATGCGTCGGACGCACTCCTGCAGGTTGTCACTTGTCGTTCTTGAATGCACACATTGCAGCGTATGCAACTTTTGCATTTGCAACAGTCAAAGCAGTTCCCGTCAAATTGTTGCTTTGTGCCGTCGTATACTCCTCACCTTCAGCATGATCGGTGTCGAAAAAGTTCTGACCGTCGTAGCAAAGGTTAGAAGTACCAGATTCAACAGTCAAAGTGAACGCTTCATCGTATCACTTTTTTGCTGCATTTCCCATGATACCGACTTGAACTTTGATCTGACCGTATTCGTCATCTTCCATTGCATTCTTGTCAACAGAAATTGACGCTTCATAGTCTTCATTGATCAGAGTGAAGCCGTTTTCAATAAGAGCTTTTGGCGCTCTCTCATCTCTCCACTTGCGGAGTTTTGGTGTGCTACCTAACCACCCGTAAGTTTCTGATTTCTTGTTTGATTTCACTTCTGTCACAAGTTCTGTGTACATAGGTGTGTACGCCTTCGCAGCATTGAAGAATATTGTCTTCAAACCTGCGGTCATCATTTTCGGTACGTCTGAATGTCTAAGCATGGAAGAAAAAAAGCAGATAAAAATCAAAAGACGCTTGAATATATCGTGCAGTGATTATTCAGATTAGGCACCGTTTGCTGCAACAGTATACACACCGTTTGTGTTGATTCTAACGTGTGTAGCGTCAATGATTTCTAAGATTTGACCAACAGTCACTTGCGGGTTTGACGCATGTGAAGTCAAAGATACAAGCGCATTGTCAGTGTTGTTGTTTACGAAAACATTTTGACCGACGTCGGTTTGTGCTGCAGTTGCAGCTATAAGCACGACAACAGTTCCTGTCGCTCGTACTTTTATATATGCACCACCGTTTGCAGATGTAGATTCAACAGTATCATCTGCCCACCCAACAAACATATCACCGTTTGCCAAAGTGTTGGTTGTACCGTCGTTACTGTATGCGTAACCGCTAGAGTTTACAAATACAGGTGCGCCTTTCCAGATTTTCGATGCAGATGCAGCGACTGGGTAAGCGACGACGTCACCAGGTTTTCTTGCGGTATCATTCGCGATTGTTTTTGCTCCCATGAATAGAAAAAAGTGAATAAAAGTTTTAATACAAAGAACTATTTGCTGTCTTTACTGTTTGCAAGCTCAATCGCTTGTCTTGCTTCTTCGGGTGTCATCTGCATCTTTTCAGTGAAGAACTTATATTCATCACTTGTTTCAACAGATTTCTTTACCTCTTTTGCATGTCATACTTCACCGAAAGCAACGACTTTCAGTGCTTTCATGATCTTGAAGAACTGATCGCTTTGCTTCTCGTTTAACGAAAGAGCGAAGTTCACAACACCTTCAACATTCGAAGGGAGAACAAGTCATTTCTTTGTTTTCTCATTGAAGGCAAGTCATTGAACTTGTGACGTGATCTTTTCTTTTCTTGCAGCTGCAACGGTTGCAGAAGCTTTCGAGATGATTCACTTGAACAAGCTCATTTGCTCTTCGCTGAATGTGTACATTCAATCTTCATTCGCTTTGACTTCGGGAAGATCACCAGGAACGTCATCAGCTGCGTCATCGCTTTTTCAAGCGTCGTCATCACCTGCATCGTCACCTTCATCTTCAGAATCCTTGTCTTCGTCAGTGTCTTTGTCCTCCTCATCGTCTGAACCTTCATTAGATTCTTCAGATGCGTTGAACGCAAGCGCTTCGTCAACATGTTCCTTGAATTGTTCTTGTTCAGAAGTATCAAGTTCAGCGAAAAGATTCTTGATTGTTTCTTGTTCAGATTTGCTGATCACAGATGTATCACCAAACTTCGCAAGCAATTGAATCAATGTTTTCATGGGTCAGTTTTGATTGAATAAAAATACAGAAGAAGTTTTTGAAAATTCGTTTGTTTTTGTGTCGGCTGCTTCAGTCGCAAACAACGGTTGCATGTTCTTGAAGAACGGTCTGTTCGTGAAAGCACCTCACAAAAGCAAATTCTTTTGTATTTTTCAAGTTTCTTCATCTTTTTTCTGGAATACTATTTCTGGTGAAAAGTATTTGTACGCACCTTCTGTCAATAGTTCTGCACCTTTCTTCGTCAGCTTCAGAATCGCAAACAGCGCTTCTTTTCCTTCAGCATATACATCTTTGAATCGTGCAAGTGATCTGTGATTTCATTCGTGGTTTTCGTCGACAGCAAGGTCGATTCATCTTTCGCGGTTTTTGAAGTTCTTCACAACATCTTTGATCACATCTTTCGTGACAGTCACTTTTCAGTACGCGGGGTGATTTCGTTCACCTGTACGCATGATCTGAATCTTGACTTCATCGCCTGCTTTGTACTCTTTTCATTCTTCATTGAATTCATTGAACAACCGCATTGACGTTTCTTTGTAGTCTTCTGCACGTTCTACCTGCATACGCATTTCATCAGCGATCATTTCGTCAACTACCTTCTGAATCGTATCGTCTTTCAGCTTTGACAAGAAACTTCAGTATTCGTTCTTCACAAAAAAATCTTTCAAGCGTCGAATGATACTGTTCATCTTCTCGACAGACAGTTCGTTTTCAGCAAGCTTGTCAATGATACGCTTTGCAAGCTTTGCATCGACCTTTGCGTCTTCAGCGAACTTTGCGATGATTGCTTCAAGATTCATTTATATTTCATCAAATAAAGATTTGTTGACTGTGAATGACTGACTTTCATCGGCTTTACTAACTGCGTCTATACGACTTTCTATCTTCTTTCGGTGTTTCAAAAGCAATCAAATCATCTCTTCTTTCGAAACACTTTCTTCTTGTGGTTTTCGCTTCTGATTTCAAGTCTTTGTGACAACCGTATTCATGAGCTTTTCGAGAACGAGAGTTTTCGCAAGCTCGATTCATCACAACACTTGAATTCACACGTTATGCGGGTCGTCGTACTTTACGTCGACAATACCATTTTCATCTACTGAAACAATGAGAACTGTTTGCATTATTCAGATTTGGAAGTGAAAGTAATTCAATCAGCTACAAGAAGACGTTTTGTTTCGTTGTACAGTTCTTCTGTCATTGCTTTCGCGAGTGCTGTTTCAAGCTGTTCGATACGCTCTTCATGCGCTGCTTGGCGATTTGGATACTGGTTTGCTGTCTTCAACTCTTCAAGCTTTTCTTTGCGTTGTTTGATCTCGACTTGCAATGTTTTGATCGCAGGTGATCATTTCATCAAGACTGGTACTTTCAACGGCTTGAATATGTCGATCGTTGCGGGTGCAGGAATAGAAGACGGTATTCAAGTGAATGCAGGTTTGAATGTTTCATCGATCAGTATTTCTACTCGAAGCGATCTGCAGTTGTAATGCTTCGGCGGCATATACTTGAAGAATTCTGCTGATCATGGTTTCACGACACGACCGTCAAGACTTCTGCAATAGTCGGTTGTGCGATCATCAAGAATTGCACTATACTGATATCAGTATACTTTCTCGGGGTATCTTTCAAATATCGTTGCACGTCACAGATTCACCGCACCGATCAGTCACAATGTCTTCAGATTGTTCGCAACCTTGGTGACAACTGCGTCGATTGTCTGTGATGCAGCAGCAACAGCACTTGAAGCTTGTGCAGCTGTTATAGATCACGAATTGTTGTTCACAACCGTCAACACTGCTGCTTTCGTCTGTGTCTCTATGTCGTTGGTGAATGCGTCGATGATATTGTCATTTTGAACACGCAACGCACCGCGAACTTCTTTTCTTGTCGGTGGAACTTGCACACTCATTTCGACAGCTGCCGTTTTCTTCCCGATTTCGAACATTTCTTTTTGAACTTCGGTCAATGCAGAAGAAAGCTTTCCTGTGTACTTTGCACTGATCTGTCACACTGCTGCGATGTCGTTTTCTTCGACGGCTTTTTTGACTTGCTTCAGCAAGTCTTCTTTCATTTCTGCTGTGATCTCGTTCAGTTTTTCATCAAGAATTGTTTCGAAAGTATCAAGCGATTTCTTCAAAGAAACGAAGTTGACTTTGCGTTCAGCGAATGTCAGTGGTCTGAACGCTAGTTTTTCGTAGTCGTTAGCTTTGAATCATTTTTTTTTTAGATCGGCGTATGAATCGCCGTTTTCTGCTTCGTTCTGCAATGAGATGATGAAGCGGTTGTCGAACATCTGCGAGATCGCTCGATAGTCTTCATCGAAGTGTCACACGCCGTCATGTGAATGATCATGTGCTTTTACTGGTTTTTGAATAACCTCTTCTTCTTCCACTTCGACAGTAGGTTTCTTTTGGACCTTCTCTTCATCTTGTTGTTCTGCTACACCCTCTTCAATAACTTTCGAAGGCAAATCAAGAACGTCGCGAAGTCGAACTTCAAGATTTTCATCGGGGGTCAACAATCATCATGTCGAAAGCGTCGACAATGCTCATGATAGTTTTGTGAAGTCTACGTTTCACAGCTTGTTGAACTTCAAGTGTGGATATGATGCAACGCTGAAGTTGTAGTCAACAAGTTCGGCAATGATGTATCTGTTGAATATGTCGCAGATATGGTTCGCAACTGAAGTCAAGCAAAGCAAGAACAAATCAGACTGGTCTTCTGATAGTGAGCGACTTCACGATTCAGTGTTTCATAATTCAAGAAACTGTGCAAGAATGTTCTTGCTGATTTCACGATTGTGGTGATTTATAGACGTTCGCAAGTCTGACGTACTTCATGCGTTCATCGACAAGAACTCTATTTCCCGTCATGCTGATTTTGGACCAGGCATCACGATTCCGCCTTCTTCATTCGCACGAATATTTTTGACGATTTCTTTTGCTTTCTCGATATCAAGTTCAGACGCATTTTCTGCGGGTCGGATTACTGGTATTCAGACAGACTGGCGTTCGTGTTTCACTGCATCGAACTTGTACAGATTATCTTTATACCGTCGGTGCTTGTATGCAGAACGCAATATCGAAACGCCTTCATAGTTGTCGCCCTCTTGTCTGAAGGTAAACAACACAAGCTTTTCAGCAGGGATATCGACAAATCATTCAGCAATATTGTCTTCGTCTGTATACGGCAATATCTGTTCAACTCATACAAGACCTTCTGAAGTTGTTCGACGTCTGATTGTACTTTGTTTTCTTGAAGCAAGCTTTTCAAGCACAATCTGACCGTTTTCAAGCTTGTATACTTTTTCAAATAGCGAGAAGCCAAACGGTAGCATTGTCAATATTTCTGACAACAACGAATCTCGTGTGATCGACATCGTATTGAACAAAATGTTTTCGACAAATTTTGCGACCTGCTGTGCTTCTTCAGAAACTTCATCATTCTCATCACGTGCAGCATCAATGAACCGCTTTGTCGATCTGATTGGTAGTTCGCACGCAAGCATTGTCGCAAAGACCTGTGCGTCACTTTTACGCATCTGATCGTACTTTCTCATTCATTCAATTCACGACAGCGTCTGATTGTAGTCTTCAACGATCATTCAAGAGGTGATCGCGGTTCACGATGCACCTATGCTTCACATGGTCTTCTCTTTTTCGGGAGCTTTCCCCGATGTTTTTCACCTTGTCAACTGAACACTTTTTTTCTTCTTTGTTTCTGCTGTTGACATGAACGATGTGAAATACTAAAAGTTTTTTCAGATGAAATTATTTGTGGAATATGTTTCCCTTTTTTTGATCATTTTGTCTATCTTTGCAACAGTAAGTTGTTGCGGTTTGCTTTGGACGCTTCATTGTGTTGTATGTTTTTTCCTTCACAATGCAACAAGTCAGTATCTGATCGAGTCGCCCGCGTGGTCTTCTCCTTTTGTGTTTATGTCCTCGACGTTCACTTCGTCATGAACAAGCTCGGGAATGGTACGAATTGCAGCTTTGCAGTTCGACATAAATTTTATTGACAAGCCGTTTCACGTAACAGTTTCGTGAATGTAATCGCGGAACAGTGATCGTCAATCGACACGTGCATTCTTTCCTGGTATCACGCGGAATCATGTTCGTGTTTGTTTGAACGTCAATCATCACGTTTCTGACTTCTTGTTCACGACAGCAGGGTCGGCAACTACAAAGTCAATTTTTTCGTGTCTTGACGTCATTGCTTTGGTTTGCAGGTATAGCTGCTTGTATGTTTTTCAAGTGACATACAGTTCACGATACACAAAGACTTGTCACTGCGAATCTTGTGCAAGTCGATATACCGCAGACGGGTTTGTGAATCAGTAATCGAGACAGATGATGCGTCTGACAATTCATTCGGTCGGAATGAACGGCGTATCAATGACGTGAATTGAACGTCTGAATTCAGTGAAGAACTGTCATGCAAATACATCTCGATCTCCTTCAAGATACGCACGACGCAGTTTGTCAGGGAGTGCAAGCAATGACTTCAGATATTCTGGGTTGTTTTTCAGAAGATAGGCGTTGTCGTAGATCGAAGCGGGTATGAAGTCGTATTCATTCGGGTCTTCATCGGTGTTGAAATCTCTATTGATTCGCAAGCGCTTCACCCGTCAGTGACCGCGTCATCATGGGTTTGTCGATCAGAAGAAATTCGGCTTGACATACTTCTTTGACGAACGCAGTGAAGACATCAAGATTCTGAATTCTTCTTCAGATCGGTGCGTCAGCTCTTCAATACAGATGAAGTCGAACTCAACTCACTGGTACTGAAGCACGTCTTTCAGATTCCTGCAATATCAGAACTTCACCGTCGATCAATTATGAAACTTCATGATTCAGCGCTTTTCATGTCGCTTGTATATTCTTCACGGTATTTCAAGCATCATCGGTTGCAGCATGTTTTCTTGAATTTCGTCTGTTGTTCTACGCAGAACAAGTCAACGAACCTTTCAAGACAGTGCTTGACGAACTACTTCAGCGCGCATCGCTCGTGACTTTCATCATCACTTTTGTCAGCCGTACAAGCGATATTTTGCACGCGAATTAAAGAACGCGATCTGACGTTCCTGGGGATTCGCGTATATCTCGACTATTTTTTCTTTCATTTCGCTGTGTCGACAAGACGTGAAATCTTTCTCTTCACTGATCACTTTGTTGTGTCAGTTGTTTTGACTGGTGTTGCTTTGGTCTTCTTCTTTTCATCTACTTCTTCAGTCTGATTGACAAACGAAGATTTTCACCCACCAAAAACAATCGTGATCGGCGATTCTGTATCAAGCGCAATCTTTTCAGACCGTCATTCGATGAACTGCAAGTATAGCTTCTGTGCAGGCGCAGGGTTGAAGTCTGTTTCACCAGTCGCCATTGATACAATATAGTCAAGAACTCTTGTAGTTGAATTACATTGAAGAAACTGCATGCAAGCAGCTTTCTGAATCCTTCAAACTTCGACGCTATATCTTCGAGCTGTCAAAGTATTGATTCATACTTCGAGATATACAGCAAGCATTTCTTGTGTCATTCAATTCTTGATTTCAGAAGGCAATGCAAGAAATACGCCAAGTATTATTTTCCTTCTGTCAATTTCCTTGTGTTGTCCGAAAAATCACGAATTGTCAATGAATTCTTCAATGTACTTTCAGCGGGCTGCGATCTGTGTGTTGACATCATCGGTATTTGTGTTACTATCTTTTTTCATTATTTTTTTGGAATAAATGAAAGAATATGTGCAATCACGTCGACATTGAAGGCATTTCACAAGCACTTGTATCTTTGCGCATTACTGATTCAAGCTGGATACTGGTCGGGTAGTCATTGAAGACGTTCACACTCTATCGGCTTCAACTTTCTGTAGTTTTTTCATTCAATTACCATTTGTCATTGTCACTTTTCATAGTTCGTCATGTTCATCTTCTGATAGTTTGCTCAAATACACAAAGACTTCTTTCTTGGTGCTGTTCAAGAATGAAGCTTTTCTTGAAGTGAAATTCATTTGTCTTCGGGTAGCGTAACGTTTGGTATATTTGTTCGAAACCGACGTTTGCGTGATTGTGCCGACACAAGTGCAGCGTCAATCATTATTGGTTCGACACCTAGTGTTTCAGTGATCATATTTTTTGCATCTTGCGGCATCGATGCGACGTTTTCGAAAATGAACCGTTTCGGTTTTACTTCCTTCAGTACACGATCAAATTCTCGGAACAACGAAGACTTTTCACCGTCAAGTCATTTGCGGTCTTTCTTCGCGATTGATAAATCTTGACACGGTGATCATCAGATCAGAAGTTCGATCTTCGAAATTCAGATTCAGTCTTCTGTTTTTGGTTCTGAATTTATCTGTCAGAATCATCGTGGTGTTTTCAGCATTCAACAAAGTCAAGAAACATCTTTCACGTTCCCTATGTGATAGACATCATCTCGGTTCTTTTGAGAAACTTTGATTGCATACTTGTCGATTTCACTTGCATAGTACGCATCTACCTTGATTCACGCACGTTCCAAAGCAACGCGCGCGCAGGAGATTCAATCAAATAGTGATAATACGATCATTTTGTTGTGCAGTGATAAAATGATTGTTTCGAATATACAAAGCAGAAGCGTGATTTCAAGACAAAATAAAAAAGACGGCGAATTCATAGCCGTCTTTTTTCCACTGCACAACGCATCGAATGCGCCGACTGGTTGTGACACCCGTCGAACTGTGTGTAGTGAATACCTATGCGTTTGCAAGATATTCATCTATTGCAAACAATGCTTCTGAAACACACTTGATATTTCTTCTTCATGCTATCTTTTCAGCTTCGATAGCAACGGTCAAAACATCTTTCATCATTTCGACAACGTCTTTTTGAAGCTCGATAGCTACACGTGCGTAGTATACAGCTTGAAAGTTCTTGTCTAGCTCGATTATCTCTTCAGAAGCTTTTTTTCTTTCTTCCTGCTTCAATGCAGTGTTTTCACTTCTTTTTGTTAGTTCATCGCCTTCGTCCTTCATTTTTTTGATCTGAACTTCAAACTCTCAAACAATGTCTTCGATAGCATCAAACAGACGATCAAGAACAAAGATTCTTTCTTGCGTTTTTTCCCTGTGCTGATTTGCGGTGATGTAAACACATTGAAGCGCTTGATTGGTGATAGTAATTTGCATAATGCTGTGCAGATGATAAAAACGAACATGTGTTGAACACGTGTTCGACATGTGTTGAACATACGATGAACGTGTGTTGAACAGATGTTGAACATATGCTATTCCTTATCAAACGAAGGTGTTTTTCACGTCCATACGCTATAGTCACCAGTCACGAAATGTACTCACGAGTCAAATCATGATTGAATGAATGTACTTCACTTATCACAGTCAAGACTGGTGATGATTGTTTCTGTTTTTTGATCGATCACTATGCTTGAAGGTACACATCGAACAGCGAATGATTTCTTGTCTATCGTATCTATGATCTGATCTGTCTTCAATGCAATTATTTTCTGATTATATATTTGGTTTGAAGACATGATCACGAGTACGATCACCACTAGTGCAAGTATACGAACAGAAGCAAGAATAGTCTTTTCCATAATTTTTGAAACAAAGAAACAAAAAGCATTCAAACCGAACTATTCTCGGTCACTTTTTGGTTCACGAAACTCGAAAGAGATTGTTCAGTATCAAATATCAAATGATCACTGCTTCATGTTCTCTGAAATAGGTGCGAATATTTCAAAGCACTTCTGTTGCAAGTCTTCAATACATGCTTTGATTTCGTCTTCATTCATTTTTCGGTTTTTCGGCATGTGTATGAAAAAGTAAATTTATACGTCAAGCGTGGTGCGTACGTCCTTCATCGTCATATGCGTTCTTGAAGACTGATTGAAGATGCACTGTCGTTCCACTTCTTGAAGCAAGTATATCTTTTTGATCTTCGGAATCGTCACAAGACGGTGTTGAATGTACGATTGCACAGTATCAAATATTTTTCTGTTTACAAGAAATTTTTCATTTCATGTAAGTTCACCGCACGGGGTTCTCCCATGTCGGCGACCTGTTCGAATAAGCAAGAAGAATTCATGTGCAGTGATTGTCTTCATTATCAATCGTTGACAGGCGATAAAATCTTGATCTGTTCTGATTTTTCAAGCGAACGAAACAGATCGATCAGATGTTGCACGCCGTAAGTACACAAGAAGATTCATCTGCATCAAGCGATCTTTGTTCACGTCTTGAATTGTGCAATCTGACGTTCACGCGACTTCGGTTCTTTTGCGTCATTCGTGTAGCGTTCGGCGATTCAGCATCGTACTTTTCGCTCTTTTTCGTCTTTCTTGACTTCGATTCAGAAAAAGCGGCCGTCAATGCACGCAAAGATGTCGGGGGTTCATTGTGGTGCAAGTGTGACTTTGTACGTGATACGTCAAGACTTTTTCAAGATCGATCACGATTGCACACTGACTGCATAGTGTCACAGCTCGGTCAAGAACTGCACGATGTCGTTCTGCACGCTTCTTTCGTTTTTT